CCAGTCCACAAGGCCGGTGAATAAATAAGTCCGAGATTCCGCTCCAGTTTTAATGCGATATTAGTGTCATGAGGAGCACGCTCACATTCCAGTGAGTAGGCCGGTGCAAGTCCGAGATATCGCTCCAGTTTTTGATAGTGGTATAACTCAAGTGGTTAGAGTACACTCCTTATAAGGGTGAAGTTCCGGGTTCAAGTCCCGGTACCACTACCATCTTCCATCCTTTTGATGTATATCCCTTCAAAAGTTTCCTATAATCTATTTGGTGAACATCATGCCATTGTCTTCTACCAAGAGTTTTAATTTCATTCGTGGTTACATTTTTTGCTGTAATTGGGGATTTTCTTGGTTGTTTAAATTTCAATAATACTTCTGGTCTATTTAAACATTCTTTTGCAATTAAACTTCTAAGTTCACTAGTATATTCATTCTTTTTATTTTTATTTGTATTATATTTCTTTTTATAAATTCTTGATGTATATTCATGTGGAAGTTTTAAACTTTTATTTTTATTCCACGGAATTTTTCCTTTGCTATAATCAGAAATGATTTTTTTAAATTTTTCTGGAAATCCAAGAGTCCAACCATTTGATAGGTACTCTTGCAATATACTTTGACATACACTTTTTCTTTGTTCATCTTTATAAATCCATTTTTTACCTTTACTACCATTTGTTTCAGATGTTGATCCACCACCACCATCTTCTAATATCATATTCATCCAATTTGAATCACTTAAAATATTAAGTTTATAACTATAATCTATAGCGATTTTTCTAAATTCCTTCTTGTTTTCAATTGGACAAACAAACAAAATTTCAGTAGTAAAATTTTTGCCAAATTCTTTTAAATGTGGTTTCCATTTAAGACCTGATCCTGTGTATTTAATAGCTTCTATATCACTTCTAGCTTGTTTTTTGCATAAATATTTTTTGCCAGTTATATTATGTGTTTTTATCATCAAATAGAGTTTCATTTCTCTCCTTTCTTTTTATAATATCTTTCTAATGCTTTTTTTCTTCTTTCATTAATATTATTATAATAGTACCGCATATATTTTTCTTTATTTGCGTCGTTAAGTTGTTGTTCAGTTGTATATTTCTTTTTTCTTCCCATACTAATAAATAGTAAAGAAGTGGGAAAAAAGTGGAAAAATCGTTAAAATTATTTAATAAAAAACCCCGTCATTAATTTGACGGGGTTTAATTGTTTTGGTTTGTTAGATTGAACCAGTAGGTTCTGGATCTGGAGGTGTAGGAGACATAATTGTTAATGTTGCTGGATTGCTTGTTACGGTTTGACCGTTATTTCCAGAAACGAGTACGGTATAATTACCTACATCACTATCTTGTACACTTTCAATTGTATAACTGGAACTTACTGCATTGGTAATATTGGAACCATCTTTAGACCATTGATAAGATAGATCGGATGGACCACTTGCAACTACAGTGAATGTTACAGATGAACCAGTTGGGACAGATTGATTTGTTGGTTGTTGTAATATAGAAGGTGGAGTCCAAGGTAGAGGTAGAATTACTACTGGTGGGTTGATTTGGTTATCAATTTGAGTTTGTACAGATGATTCGTAACTATTTTTTTGTTCAGTACCCATCGAATCCCAAACCCAACCAATAACTTGATCTTGAGTTAATTGATTATAAGGAGTAAATTGTGAACCAGAATGATATGTTACTCCTGTTGCACCATAAACTCTACCGTTGTATGTGATATTATTTACTGTTTCGGAACCAACGCAGTCCCAATGAACAGTGAATACTACATCTATATTTTGTTCGTATGTGGGATAACATTCCATTGTTCCCACTCTCCAAGTAATTATTGCGCTCATATGTATTTATTTTAAGGTTGTACACTACCAGTTGGTTGCCATGGTAGAGGTAAATTTACGATAGTAGGACTGATCATTTGTTGAACTTGTTCAGTAACATAATTATCAATTGCATCTTTTTGATTGCCAATTTCTGCAAATACCCATCCCATAACAATTTGATTTGTTAATTGGTTGAATGGAACAAAGCTACCACTGTCCCACGAACCACTATTTACTGTTAATGGTGTAGTATTTGGGTAGTATGTTTTTACTTCGCTTCCACTTTGTGGACCTACTTGAGCTATACCAGAACCGATACAACTCCATCCTACTTTAACTACTACATCTGTATATTGATCGTATTGAGTATAACATTGTATACTGTCAACATTGTAATTGATTGTTACTGCCATAAATTATAAAATTCCTTTCGGCATATAAATATTGACAAAAGTTCAAATCGTGTTAGTATTTAATAACAATTAATAAATATAAACTATATGGCACACTTTGTAAAACTATCGGTATTGGATCCTGGTCATGATGATCAGGAAAATCAGAATAATAGAAAGTATAATCCCCAGTTGATTAACTTGGATATGGTAATTAATGTAGAGCAGTCTAAAGTTCACAGTTTAATTTTTACCAAGAACAACTCTACGCATCCAATTAGGGTTAAGGAAAGTTTAGATGAAATTCTTTCTTTGTCACATGGATGTAATAAAGTTTTGAAAGGATAAATGATACTTATATGAGTATGATAAAACAGTTTTTTAAAGCAGTTATTAATAAATTTGGTTGTGATGAGTGTCATAATAAGGAATTATTGATGGCTGTTTTGGAGAGTAATAAACAACAAATTGAAAGGTTAAATAATATTATGTCAGCACTAACTAATCTACAAGACGCATTGAATCGTTTGACTACCGCAACTGATACTGCAGTTACAGTATTGAACACTCCACATCCAACCGAAGAAGCATTACAAGCTGCAGCTGATTTGGTAAATTCACAAGCTGCTCGTTTGGAAGCTGCTAGTGATAACGATCCAACTACTGTAGCCTAATTTATAGTTATGTTTGGATCAACAGAAGGACACAGACCACAACAGAAGCTAAGTGTAAAAGATACTAGTGAAGTTGTGTGTGACAATTGTAAGGGTAATGTATTTAGTGAAGGAATGTTTTTGCGAAAGGTGAGTGCTTTACTTACTGGACAACCTAAAGATTCATATCTTCCTATTTCTACATTTTACTGTGTCAAGTGTCATACAGTTAATGATTGTTTTATTCCAGAGGAATTGAAGAATAAGATTCAATTGATTTAATTGTAATATAGTATAGTATAGACCCTACAGATTTTAATGTCTGTGGGGTTTTTTATTTATATTTATAGGTATGGATGACGCACATAAAAAAGAATTTATGACATTGTTACCCGAATTATTTGCGGTAATAAAGAATAAATTGAATTTGCAAACAACCCCTAAGATAATCTTGAAAAGAGATCAAGATAATTCAAACAATATCTTGGGTAAAACTGCTTACTACAATCCAGCAGACAAAAGTATTACTTTATTCATTCTAAATCGTCATCCAAAAGATATACTTAGATCATTTGCACATGAATGTGTTCATTTGTATCAACACGAAAACAATATGTATGGTATTGGTGAAAATGAATCTGGTGATACTCATTATGCTCAAAATGATACTGAATTGAGAAAAGCCGAAAAACAAGCATATCTCCTTGGAAATATGATGTTTCGTGATTGGGAAGATAGTAAGAAGTAATTAATACATTATTACTTTTACCATTGGAATTAAATCTTTTACAAAACCTTCGTCAATTAAGTATTGTGCAATTCTATCAATTTGAGGTTTGATATCCTTGAATTTGGTGCCGTCTCTGTTATGAACCTTAATTAACTTCTCATCTTCAATTGTTACTTCAATTCCATAAAATATTCCGTCAACAATTTTAGATTTTTGCTTTTTCATAGGCTTTAGTTCACTTATATAAATATCAAATGTAATCTTTAATAGTTCTTTTAATTTGACATTTTAATATTTTATAGTATAGTCTAAACATATGGATCTTAATGTTAAAAAAATCAACGAAAGTTTGGAAAAAGCAGAAGCTACTTCTTTGGAACCATGGTATAGAACCAATAAATATGGTGATTGGATATTAGACCATCTTGCCTATGGTTGGCGTATCTACTACAAATATTATGATGTAAAACGATGGATTATTAGTACATATCAACGCATGCGTTATGGTGTAAGTGATAGTGAATGTTGGAGTTTGGACTGGACACTTACAAATTTTATTCTTCCTAGACTAAAACATTTCAAGAAGATCAATGTTCATACACATCCACCTGATATTACATATGAACAATGGCACCAAATCTTGGATGAATTGATTTGGACATTTGAATATATGCATGATGAAGAAAAGTTCAATCCAATGCCTTCGGTTATGTATGTCCGTCTTGGTAATATGGATGATTATTTTAAAAGTATTAATCGTGAAAAAACACCGGAACAAAAACAAGCTTGGAATGACTATCTTAAGAAATCTAAAGAATTAGAAAAGCGTCGTAAAAAGGGAATGCAATTGTTCGTAAAATATTATCAACAACTATGGGATTAAATTATACACCACCAGATTGGAACGAATGGTTTTTACAAGGAGTTTATTGGGTTGCAAGTAAATCCAAAGATCCCAAGACTAAGATTGGTGCTCTTATTGTAAAAGATAAACGAATCATTTCAACAGGATACAATGGTATTCCTATTGGAGTAGATGATAAAAATGAATTGCGACATGAAAGACCAGAAAAATACAAATGGTATGAACATGGTGAACGCAATGCGATTTATGCAGCAGCTAAATATGGCATTGATACAAACGGATCAATATTATATACCAATGCTTTGCCATGTGCTGATTGTGCTAGGGGAATAATTCAAAGTGGTATCAAATGTGTTTATATACATCAACAATTCAATGATTTGTGTAACTCAACACAAAGAGAACAGTGGAAGGGACATGACAACGCTACTTTCACAATGTTCAATGAATCCGGAGTGGAAATTCATACAATTGATAGAATTTTGGGATGCAAAGCATATTTTGACGGAAAAATGTTTGACATTTAAAAAAAGTATGATAGTCTGTTCATATGATCAATAATAACGAATTGTTTGCTAAGGTACTGGCTGATAATCCTCTTCCTTATCGTTTTGGTGATAAGGTAAATACTAACCGTGGTATTGGTTATATCAGTGGTTATAACTTCAAGGACCGTGAAAAGACTTGGAAGTTTACTATTCGTCCTTATGGATTGCCTAATTATTATATTGATGTTGAAACCGTATATGGAAAGGTAGAATAAGTTATGGAATTTGAATCAAATGCAGATATTCTAAGAGATTTAATGAATCAACTTCACACTTTACACAAAGAAAATGCTAGGTTGATTCAAAAAATTGAAGATTTAGAAAAACACAATGAAGAATTGAACCGTAAGTTGAAGAGTATTCAAGCATTATTCCTATGAAATTATTTTTAGTATTTTTTATTAATTTGGCACTATCGTTGGGTACAAGTATATTGCTTTATAAGTTATTTAAATTGGATGTATCACCTACAATTATTTCTATTGGATTGATTGTTGCGTATATGTTTTTACCACAACGATTTCACGATTGGATTGCTGAAAAATGAATATTAGACCATCACAATGTTTTGAATGTGAGACAGGTACATACAAAGATGTTACTGTCAATTATTTCTCACAATTAAGTGGGGGAAGAAGTCTTGTAACTAAAGATGTTACAATTCAACGATGTGATACTTGTGGTGCTGAAATCATTGATTCAAAAGCGTCACAAATAATTGAATCAAACATTGAACGTAATTTTCCCGGTCATTACGATAAATGGAAAACCAAGAACAAACCCAGATTATGAACGCCCACGTTCCGGAAGAAATTAAATCTAAATATCCACACATGGAATTTAGGGGTAAACAACGTCAGATGAACGATAGAACTGTGATTGAAGCATATAATCCAGCAACTAATCAGACTTTTTTCTATAGCTTTGACGAAGACTTCTTTTGGTTTCCCGGTCAAATTCCAGACTACAAACTTCCAAAAAGTATCTTGACTTAATATAAATTTGTGATAATCTAGACTTATGAGTGAACAAACATATATGAACCTAAAAGATGCAGTAAAGCGTCCTGTACTCAGTGAGAAGACTGTTAACCGTTCTAACAAGGCATTTGTTAGGATGGTTGATAGCTACCAGAAATGGAATGCGTCTATCACTGCTGATGAACCTCGTGCGACATATGAAGATGACATTTTTAATTGTCTCTCTGAATATGATTTGGATGGTTATAATTTGGCAGAATATCTAAAATCTAAGGTTTATCTTGAGCCTGATGCTGATCTATGTGCGATTTTGGATGATATGATCTATGTCAAGAAGTCTTTAGAAGATGAAATGTTGAAGCAATGGGTTACGGAAAACTTTTTGACTATTTCAGATGATGTAGTTGGTAAGAAAGTTAATGTTAAACAGGGTATTCGTAAGTATGAGAATCACTACATTACTGGAATTAGAGCGGACACTTATCAAGTGACCATTAGTGATAATATTAATGCAAAGGGTGGTCGTATCGTTGGATTTGAAAATGTAACTTTTGTTGACTAATATGAATGTAGGACAATTAATTGAACAATTAAAGAATTATCCACAGGATTTACGGGTAGTTGTTCGTGGTTATGAAGGTGGATACAATGATGTGGACCAGTTTGAGAATCTCAAGATTGTGCTTGACTATCATAGTGCATGGTATTATGGTAAACATGAGGATGTTGAGTCTCTTTATGGCAACAACGCTGAACGGTTAAAGACCACTGCGGTTGATGCATTACATATTGGATAGAATGAGCGTTAAGGATACATCTATAATTCCCAAGGGAGATTATTGTTATACTTGGATTGAAGTTCCCAGTGAAAGTAACAACTATCGTGGTAAGACAAAACAATGTCCTTATTATGATTGTAAGAACATCAATGGTGTAGAATTTCCGTGGTGTAATTATCTTGAACAAGGAGGAATACCCAATTCTGATAATTGGAAGGGATGGGATAATTATGATAGTGCTGAAAAAGTGTTGATTAAACATTTTGGAAGTGAGGAAACTATGGATGAAAAACTATCTTTATTTCTACTATTTGATAGTTGCAAAGAATGTGGAGTAAATGAGGAAGAAGAGTCTTGACTTTCTATAAAGTCGTGGTAAATTGATTGTATGAAGATTGACATTCAAAAGATTGACCTCACCCAATTTATGGTGCATGAACATTCACTTAATGGTGAAATCGTTCATTTGATTCAACCGCAACATATTGGCACCAAGTGGACTCAAGACAACAAGCACATGCGTAGTGTGGTTGTGAATTATGCCGGTGAAGTGATCAGTGCAGGCTTTCCAAAGTTTACCAACTGGGGTGAGAATCCTGATCACTTTCCTGTTCCTAATTCATTGAAGCATTGCACCGTGGTTGAAAAGCTTGATGGTTCATTATTGATTGTTAGCAAGTATAATGGTCAATATATTCTGCGTACTCGTGGAACTGTTGATGCTTTTACTATGGCTAATGGTCACGAACTTGAAATTTTCAAGAATACTATTTTATCCAAGTTGGCTGATAACAATGATACTTGGGATTATTCAGTGCTTTTTGAGTGGTTGTCTCCTATCAACAAGATTGTTTTGAACTATGGTGATGAACCTTCTTGGAGATTGATTGGGTTTATTAACCACATCAACTATTCACTTGCACAACAAGATATGTTGGACGCTATGGCTAAGAAGTATGGATTTGATCGTCCTCCTACTTATACTTTTTCTGATGTTCAAGATCTGTTAAAGGATGTTGACCAATGGAGAGGTAAGGAAGGTGTGGTTGTTTATTCAAAGAATGACCAAATGCTTCACAAATGTAAATCTGAATGGTATCTAAAATTGCATTATTTAAAGTCTGAGCTAAGCAATATAGAAAAAGTTATAGATGTATGGTTGGAACAGGGTATGCCTGACTATCAGACTTTCTATAACTATATCTTTACCACCTTTGATTATGAGTTAGCAGAACAGGTTAAAAGTATGATTAGCCGTATTTGTGATGCTAAGAAGGAAGTGGATATGATTGTGATTGGTATGAATGAGTTTGTGAATAACCGACTCAAGACTCTACCTACTCGTAAGTTACAGGCTGAACAAGTAATTTCAGCTTATGGTAATACTAATAGAGCTTCATTTTTGTTCAAAATTTTGGATAATCGTCCATTAGGTAAAGAAGAATATAAAAAGTTGTTATTTCAAGTTCTCAAATAAAATCAGTAACCCCATCATTAATTTGATGGGTTTTCTTTTTATAGATATATTTATATTTAATACAAAGGAAAAATTTTAAACATATGAGTAATAAACTAAACGAAACATTTA